AGCAGACCATTGCCAACACATCACTAAGACAGTTCACACAAGAGTTTGAGTGTGAGTTCTTAGGATCGGTTGACACTTTAATCTCTGCTGCAAAGTTGAGATCAATGTCATATGATGAACCACTGTCAAGCAGTAAGGGTTTAAAGATATACGAGAATCCAATTCCAGAGCATGAGTATCTCATGACGGTTGACGTATCTCGTGGAACTAACAACGATTACTCTGCTTTTATTCTATATGATATTACTACTGTACCATATAAAGTTGTAGGTGTCTATAGGAACAATGACATTAAACCGATGCTGTTCCCAAATATTATTCACCAAGTTGCTATTAATTATAACAAGGCATTTATCCTAGTTGAAGTTAACGATATTGGTGATCAGGTTGCATCTATTTTACAGTACGATCTTGAGAACGAGAATCTTCTCATGTGTGCTATGAGAGGTCGTGCTGGTCAACTAGTTGGTCAGGGATTCTCTGGATCTAAAACACAACTTGGAGTTAAAACTAGTACAACCGTTAAGAAGATTGGTTGCTCTAACTTGAAGCAGTTGATTGAAGCAGATAAACTGCTTGTCAATGATTATGATATTATTTCAGAATTGACTACCTTTATTCAAAAGAAACAATCCTTTGAAGCAGAAGAAGGATGTAATGATGACCTTGCAATGTGTCTTGTTATCTTTGCATGGTTAGTTGCTCAGGACTATTTCAAAGAAATGACGGACAATGATGTTCGTAAAAGATTATATGAAGAGCAAAAGAATCAGATTGATCAAGACATGGCACCCTTCGGTTTTATTGACGATGGTCTGACTGATTATGAATCAATTGATACTGAAGGTAATGTGTGGTACATTGCTGAAAATGGAAGTGGATCTTTTTCTAGTACCAGCGAATATGGTGATTTAAATTATATGTGGGAGTATAGATAATGGAATTTGAAGAGGAGTTTGATCTTGGGCATCTACTCTTCAACGAAAGGCGATGTCGTACTTGCAATCAGAAGAAAGATTTACTTACAGATTTTTATTTGATCCGTAAGAATAAAAAGGGATTTCCATCTGCATATTCTTATGAGTGTAAGCAATGCACAAAAAAACGAGTGATCAATGCGAGAAAAACGGAACGAGTTCTCAGGTGGGAATATCCTGACTGGTAGGGTGTTCATGCATTGTTTCCCCTCTGAAAGGTGTCAAAATAATAAATACTTTTAGAAAATATGACACATTTCTAGGAGATAAACATGGTAGTTTTACGCTCACCTGGGGTTGTTGTTAGGGAGAAAGACCTAACAAACGGCAGAGCTGATATTACTGATGCTAATATTGCAGGTTATGCCGCACCGTTCTTAAAGGGACCTATTGGAGAAGCAGTCACTGTCTCCAATGAAACAGAATTAATTGCCACCTTTGGAGAACCAAGCGCAGCAAATGCTGAATATTGGTTGTCTGGAACCAACTTCCTCAACTATGGAGGAACTCTTTCAGTAATCAGAACTGATTCTGATGAACTGTTCAACTCAGTTGCTAGAGTTGGTAATTCTCTCAGCGCAATCACCGTTACTAACGCAGCAACAAATGGCAAGTATGTAAGTGCTCCTGCTGTTAGTTTCACTGGTGGCGGCGGATCTGGTGCAGAGGCAACTGCACTGATTGATGCAAACGGAAAAGTAACTTCAGTCAACATCACAAATACTGGCAGTGGTTACACCGCTGCTCCAACTGTAACCATCGATCCTGTTGGTACAACTGCACTTGCAACTGCTGCTCAAGGCACAACTGCAACTGCAACTGCTGCTGCAGGTAACCTTGATGGTGGTGCATTGACTGGTACAGCAACAATTACTTCTGCTGGTTCTGGTTATTCTTCTGTTCCTGCAATCACCGTTTCTGGCGGTGGTGGTAACGGTGGTACTGCTGTTGCTACAGTAACTAATGGACAAATCACTTCGATTGCACTTTCGGGCGGTACTGGTTACACCTCTGCTCCAACTCTGGCAGTAGCAGATCCAACTGGTGTTGTTGTTACTATTACTTCTGCTGGTACTAACTACGATCCTGCTGGAACCTATACTGTTAACGTTTCTGGTGGTACTACTGTTGGTGGTGCAACTTTCACTGGAACTTTAGTTGTAAATGCTAGTGGAGAAGTTACAGGAGTCAACGTTGCAGATAACGCAGATTTTGGTAACTACTCTAGTTTTGCTGGCGTTACTCCAGTTATTCCAATTCCTGGCACGACTGCTCTGGCAACTGCAACAATCGCTGCAGATCCAATCAAGATTACTAGAGCAGAAGTTTATGAGGCATCTTACTCTGGCAACACCAGCGGTTGGTTATATGCTTCTAAATCTGCAGGTTCATGGGGCAACTCTCTGAGAGTTTGCACCGTTGACCACGGTCCTCAACAGTCCCTGTATTTCACAACTGCACCTGCTGCACCTGAAATGGGTGACTTCATCACCTCTGGTACGAAGAAAGGTAAGGTTATTGATTGGTCCACGGGTTCTGATGGTAATCTAGTTGTTCACGTTGTTTTAGTTGATAGTACAAACAACGACGCATATCTTCCTTCACCTACTACCGCTCAGCAGTTTGCTAACTCTGATGCAGTAACCATGGGTGGTCAAGCATATGCACTCAAGGGATCCAATGGCGTTGATGATGGATCTGAGTGGTATCTTGCTAAAGAGATGTATCCTGGTTCTGGACTAAAATGGAACACTGTTGCAGCAAGACCAGGAACTAGCGATGACGCTCAAGAGTTCTATGGCAGTGCAGTTGCTTATGATACTGTTCACGTTGCAGTTGTTGATGAAGATGGTTTAATCTCAGGTGCAAAGAATACAATTCTTGAGACCTGGACATATGCATCTAAAGCAAATAATGCAAGAGGTCCACAAGGTGGTTCTAACTACTATAAGAGAGTTGTTTCTTCTGGTAGTGAGTATGTCTATGTTGGAGACACCGCATTTGCTTATCAAGCAAAGACCGAAGCGTTTGAACCAACTGGTAGTAAGTCACACTCCTTAACAGGTGGTACTGATTATAACCTTCTTGCTGGTGGTGGTTTTGATGTAACTGTAACCGAATTAACTGATGCATACGATGTATTTGTTGATACCGATAACATTTCTATTGATTATCTGATCATGGGTCCTGGTCTTGATTCTGAATCGGGAACCAGACAAAAACTGTCTCACCTTGGATCAATTGCTGCAAATAGAAAAGATTGTATTGCATTCGGTTCACCACACAAAGGAAATATTATTTCTGCTGGTGGTACTGCACTTGCTAATGCAGATATTGTTAAGAACATTAAATCGTTCTATAGTGCAGTAGGAAGCAACTCTTACCTTGTTCTCGACGGAAACTATAAGTACGTCTATGATCGCTGGAATGATGTTTATCGCTATATCCCTTGCAACTCCGATGTTGCTGGTCTGGTAGCAGATACTGCACTTAGAAACGAACCATGGTTCTCACCTGCTGGTTTCTCCAGAGGCGGCATTCGCAATCTGGCAAAACTTGCTTGGAATCCAGGCAAATCAGATAGAGATGAACTGTATGCAAACCGAGTAAATCCAATCGCAGTATTCCCTGGTCAAGGTGCAGTTCTCTTTGGAGACAAGACCGCACTTTCTAACCCATCTGCGTTTGATAGAATCAACGTTCGTAAGTTGTTCCTGGTTGTTGAAAGAGCAATCGAACAGGCAGCAAAGGCACAACTTTTTGAAATCAACGATGAAACAACAAGAAACATCTTTAGATCTATCGTTGAACCATTCCTTCGTGATGTTCAATCAAGAAGAGGTATCACCGATTTCTTAGTTGTTTGTGATGAAACAAACAACACGCCAGTCGTTGTTGACAACAATGAATTTGTTGCTGAAATCTATATCCAACCTGCACGTTCGATTAACTTCATTACCTTGACATTTACTGCAACAAGAACTGGTATCTCCTTCGACGAGATTATCGGTAGATGATCTGTAGACAATAAATAAAATTACGGAGAAACAACAAATGGCAAACATTAACCAGTTCAAATCTAGATTACAGGGCGGGGTCCGCCCCAATCTATTCCAAGTAGATATTGTTTTCCCAAGCACATCATTTGACTTGGGATCAAACAATACCACTGC